AATTCACATACTTGCCACCACGGGTCTTTTCGTCTGCCCATTCGGGATCAAAACCCAGCCACTCCGCCACGTTTCCAGACGCCCATGCTGCCGTACGAGCGCCAAAGGTAATGAACTCGTTGAAACCCCCGCCGAAGTCAATACGAATGTCACCCACCCGAATCTCCCCAAAGGCAGTGCTACGAGGATCGAGTTCAATTTCAGGCTCGTAGCCAAAGGCCGAAAGAACACCGTAGGTAAGAGCAGTAAGACCTGCAACGGAAAGAACAGTTTCTCCCAAAATCCGCAAGGCTGACAACCTTACTCTGGGGTGCAGGCGCCAATACCAAAGAGGATTGAGCATGTTAAACCGAGACTTGATAAGTCTAGCCGAGAAAAAGGCGAGGTTCAGGGCGGAGCCAGCAGCGTTAAGATTGGCCCCAAAAGCCTCTCCAAGTTCCGCACGTCCTGTTGCCGTATTGATAAAATCGCCCAAAGATTTAAGGAGTTCAGGCTTAGTAACATCAACACCAATGCGCTTGTAATAATCGAAATACTTGTTAAACATATCAGCTCGAAGCTTATTCAGAAAACCTGCATAAGCTTGGTTCGACATCTTAACGCCCGGTATCTTGTTGGCAAGGTCAGATTGGAATCCCTCTTCTCGCATGGAAAGTTCTCCATCAAGATCGGAGAAAGCAATCCTTGCTTGCAACATGTAGGGGTAATTCGGGTCGAGAGCAATTGAACGCATAAGGGCGGCGTAGTTATCCCCCCCGCTAGGACCGAGCATCGAGTACATCTTGACGAAAGACTTCCAATACTGCGGTCGCAAGAAGAAAGGCAGACCTTGCCGCATAGGGGCCGAGAGGTCCATAGCCGACATAATGCTTCTAGGAACGCCTGCGATGTTGATAATTCGTTGTCCAAAAGTAGGCTTAGCGTTCGGATTATTTGGACTATTCTTCAAAGCCTCTGCTGTATTTTGCATGAATTTAAGAAACGTCTCAGGGTCGTTAAGGGCCTCCAAGTCATTTTCCTTAAGAAAATCCTTAAGAATCTGACGAACTTGTTCTGTAGAACGCCGAGTATATACTGCTTTTCTAAGCGCATTAAGAGACCTACCGACCTCTGCTTGCAGCATAAAGGCATTCTTAAAGATTTCGTCTTGAGTAAGAGTGGCAACCAAAAACTCTGCCTGCTTTTCAGGCGTAAGAGGATTAGTCCGGGCCTCTTCTTCAAGGGTGAGTATCTTTTCAGTCAGCTTTTGGGCTGCAATGTCATACTGATAAAGACGCTTGACAACTTGCGTAGGATTGATGGCATTCAGCTTGGCAATAGCTACGGGATCAAGACCACGAGCCAACAAATTTTGCAAAACTGCGTCCGGAGAGAATACCTTTGGTTCGTACGCTTCAGCGGCCCTCTTGAGGATTTTCATGGCATCCTCAGCTGCAAGAATGTCATCCGCTGTCAGCTTGTTAGGGTCAATTGGCCCATCTCCCCGCATATAGCGGTTAGGTGTTACCGAACCTCTCGGAGCCTCTTCAAGGCTTTGTCCACCGAGTTCTCCTCTTCCAAGAGATTGACTGCTGTTTCCATAATCTCCAAATACTCCGGAGTCGCCAACTGATCCTTGCTCAGCCGCAGCCAAGCTTTCAGGATCCCCTTCGCTTCCATAATTGGGGCTGGCCCGTTCTTTGCTTTCATCAAAACTTTCTCTACGAGTTCTAACGTAGAGTTTCGCGTTTCCGTACGGGGTGTTGTATGGCCATTCATAAAGAGTTCTTCCTTCTTTTATAATATCCGCATAAAGATTTGCTAGCCTGCGAGCAAAATTGTGCTCCATTTCGTCTATATTTTTACCACGAGCTTTGAGAGCATACCAAATCCTTTGCATTTCGGCAGGGAAATTTTTGTCATGGGACCGGACTTTGTGATGCGCAAGTTCGTGAATCATCGTGCCCCAAATGCCGTAACCCTGTTCCAAAGGATGATCGCTTTCCGGCCAGAGCGGGTTTACCAGACTTGCGCTAAAAGGCAGTCGAATTGAAACGCCTCGATAAGTCGGGTCCAAAGAAATACCAACGCCTTCCTTCAACAAATCTGGATAGTTAAGCAGGTTTGCAACTTCATCCCGAAGAGCTTTGAAGGTTTGTCCGACTTCCGACAAGAAAGCAATAAAGCGGTCCCCGAATTTGTCAAGCATATAGTCGGTAATGCTTTGCTGTTCATCCAGATGGTCACGAGGACCAACAACAGTATTGTCGTGAATAAGAGGTCTCGTCGGATCAACAGTCCCGTCCGGAACTTTTAGAGAGTCCGGTTGAGGAATTGCTTTTCTAAGTTCTTCTACTGACAAGTCAGGCACGACTTGTCCATCGACCGTCATTACTCCTTCTTCATTGATGCCGATTACCGAGCCTTCGCTGATAGTCCCAGTAATGTCTCGATTGACTTCGGGCAATTCGGCAACCAGTTCTATCGGAGAGCCTATCTGCAAAGTCTCCGGATCAATGTAGCTTATCGTGCCAAAATTTTGAGAAGATTCTTGATATGACTTGAAAGAATATAGGGCATTCAAATACCTTCTAATCTTGGAAAAATCTTCTTCGGCGTCTTTATTGAAACCTTGGCGATTGAAAGCAAAAGGATAGCCCGGCTCGTCAGGTCTAACTGACGGAATGATATCTACATAGAAGATATATGGCACATTTTCGCCATAAGGCTTGCCCGGGTCCTTTGGCAAATGGCCACTAAACTGCCAAAGACCGTTCGAGAGGAAATGAATGTTTGACTCGTACGTTTTCCCGGGCAAAGGATCACGAAGAACGTAAATCTTCGCAGAGCCCCACGGCAATTTAACACTGGCTAGGGGTTTGTAGTTTTCAATTTCAAAATGAGAACCCACAGGAACAGTATTAAAATAGTCAATATCCTCTCTTCTCATCCGAACTTCAATGTTGGAAAAGAGAGGGCTTTTATCAATTGAAGGATGGAATGTATAGAAAGTCTCAATTGGGTCAATATTTTGCTTTGTCCCATCCGGCATTTCTGCCTCTTTGGGAATAGTCAAAGTAATCTTGGTGCCGTGCCCTTCTGGGAAAGTATCAAAATCTTTGTCAGTCAGCGGTCTAACCCTGATATTAGGGGCGTTGTTTGGGTCTTCAAGAGCATTAAAAAGTTGCTTCCCAGTGGTTTTTAGGGTAGACACTCGCCCGTTGTTAGCCGTTACAACTTCGATGCTCTCGTTGGCGTAGAGAAAGAGCACCTTAGCAATACCAAAACCGCCAGAGTTTTTGGTCCCCTCTTTGCCAGTGCCAGCAATTTCAAGGAACTTTCCACCAAGGACTTCGGGAGGCATACCAATCCCGTTGTCTAGCATGGTGACAGTCCGACCGTCCGGAGACACAGTAATATCAATTCGACCCTTTTCAATCATACCATTGCGAAGGGCCGAACGAGCAGCATCAACAGAATTCTGGAAAATCTCCTTTACAGTAACTTCACCCATGTTTTTTGGGTTGCCGTACTGTTGTGGTCCGAACATTCGGGTCAAACGAAGTGCATTGACACCCGGCTTGGCCCGGAACGACTCCTCTTCGCCGTCCGTTTGCTCTGCCCCCCGCATATAGCGATTGATAATTTTAGGAACTTTGTCATCAAAAACGACATAGTTAAACTCGTCGGTTCCGTCGTTTTTGCGAGGGTTCTTTTTGTGCAAATTATCTGCTAAATATCGATTACCAATAAACCCAAGCTTATTAAGTGTTAAAGAGGCTTCTCTTGGTGAGCTAAATACATCATAAGCCAGATGCCAATAAACCTTTTCTCCCGGCCAGTCCTTGTTAAGAAGCTTCTTTTTTTTCTTAGTAAGCTTCTCAAGTTTTTCCATAATTTCTAAAGACTTGTCATAAGCTTCGTTTCTTTCTTGTGCGGGAAGTGTATAATTGCCAACAATATTGCGGTATTTTTCGTTTTCTGCGTTTAGCTCGTCAATCTTTTTTAGAAACCCTTTATATTTTTCTTCGTCTACAACTTTAAAACCGCCTTTTTCCAGAGCTTCTACAGCCCGAGGTTGTTCGGAAAGAGTAAGTTCCCATTCTAGCCAAAGAGCATCATCAGGAAGTTCAACTTCGTAAACTTTACCAAGATATTCGGTTTGGTAATTCTTGTCAATATAGTCTACAATTTGCTGCAAAACAGCACGCTGTTCTGGGGTGTAATCAGAATAATACTCATCTGCACTGATTACATTTAGAACAGTCTTAACCGTGCCGATACCTTTTCGTTCTCTGTCTAGTCTTTCATGTAACGCGGCTTTTGCAAAGTCCCTTACGTCAGAACGATCAAGAACACCATTGTTACCAAATTCTGTTTCTATGTTATGGCCAGCCACCAAATACAAACTAAAATCGTCTTTAAGCTCTATTCCGCTCCAAGTCGTCTTTTTTCCGCCATAACGTCTACGGTATTCTTCAGCAATTCCTCGAATATCGGAAAAATATGATCCCCAACCAAAACTTTGGGCGCCTTGACCAGTCCCCATTTTGCTGTGGTCAAATTCTCCAAGAGGATTGTTGGGTGTAGGTGCAAAAGGCTTCCCCCCATGATACACAATGAGATTCTTGACCATGCCCGGGGTAGCGCCCGTCGGGTCACCAACAAGAACTTGTTGCTGGGACGCCCCAAGGATACCCCGAATTTCTCGGGGGGTGTATTTGATGTTTTGGAGCTTTTCAATATTAAGGGCTACACCGACTTCACGAGCAAATCTCTTGATAAGGTCAAGAAGAGCGTTAAGAAGGTTAGGCGGAATAAGCCCTTCTTTTTCGGACATTTCTGCCAGAACTTCTTCCGTGGCACGAATTCGCCTTTGCTTCGGATCAAGGTCTGCGTAAGCGCCTTCATTTTTAATCATCCAACTACGCACCATGTTTCGGAAAGACTCCGAACCATTAGTGTAAATAACGTCCAGCATTTCATCGAGCTGTTCGCCAAACTGCTGGGTAAGGCCATGGTGCCCCAGAGCTTCGTGGAAAATAACAGCCCGAGTAACTTCTTCCGGAGTAAGGTGACGGCGCTTGGCTAGCTCAAGAACTTGCTCGGTATTAATCAAGACACGCCCATCCGAAGTGTAGACCCCAACGGCAGAGTTGTCTACACCTTCTTCTCCCTCAAAATTGGGAAGAGCCGTTACTTCAGTAGGAGCGTTAGTCCACGTTTTTGTAATTTCAGAAGCAAGAGATTGAACCTGTTCCGTAGTCTTTTGAATTTGCTGCTTGTAGGCTCTCGTGCGACGGTCAGCCGTAGAAGGAGGTTCAATAAGCCCCTTAGGAAGGGCAGCCTTGCCCGACAATTCTGGCGTACGACCAAGGGCAATTGGTGTAGAAAGAGCGGCTGTTCCTGCCCCAACCGTAGCACCAGCAGTTGCTCCCTTGAAGAAAGCTTCAATCATCCGATCAAGGGTTTCGATATTGAGGGGAAGTTTACCAGTAACTACAGCCTCGGGAAGCGTAGAAATAAACTCTTGGAGAGCTTCAGTGCCACCTTCGATAAAGAAGTCTTTAACCCCTTCTTCGGCCATTCGGCGAAGGAGGCCCTTTTTAAATGCGTCTACAGCAACCTGTCCTCCAAACTTATTGAGAGTTCTGATAGGAAGAATAGCATCGAGAGAGCCAGAGGCGATACCAGCGATAAGAGAAGAAATTGGCGCCCTTTCGCCTGTTTGAAGATAGGTGTTGCCGTAATTGGCCCCAGTTTCTTGTGTGCTAGTTTGAGCAAAAGTCCCTGCAATGGCCCCCTGAGTTCCCTTCTTGCGAATAAGATCGGCAGCCTCTTTTTCTGCAATCTCACGAGGAATACCGGCAGCTACGCGGTCTTCCACCATTTCCTTTACGGCACGCCTAACGGCCAATTCCCCAGCAGTCTTGCCAAGAGCCCCGGCCCCCAAAGAAGCAGCCAATTGAGGAGCAAACTCGCCAAGCGTATCGGCAAGATACATTCCAAAGGAGCCAACATCCTCAATGTCGTCAAGGCTCTTACTATTTCCGTAGTAGTAATTGATTGCAGCTTGCTTTTCAAGATAAGTATCAAGAAGGTCTTGAGCGGTTTCATCAGCCCCAACAAGGTCGGCAGCTAGCGCACCGGCCCCAACAAGGGCATTGCCCATTGAAAGAGCACCCCGCTTAGCTGCTTCGATTCCTTGTTCAAGAATTGTATCAGGAGCTTTTGGAGCTTCTTCTCCGGTGTATCTTTGAACCGGCCCAAACACCCCTCCCGGCGGTGTAATGCCCCTAGTTTTGTAGTAGGCTTCTCTTTTCTTGCCAGCAATTATATCGGCTGGAGTAAGTCGGTGAGTAATGCCGTATTTATCAAGAACTGCATTAAAATCGGCGGGATTTCTCGCCCCGCTTCTCCAAAGAGACTCAAGCTCCTCTTCTGCTCCGGGAATTTCCTTCAACTGATTGTTGTATACAATCGAAGGCCCTTGGACGTCCCACACAGAAAGATTCTTTTCAGGCGGCTGCGGCTGCAATTGAGGCTGTGTTTTGCGGGAACCAGCCGGAGCTTTATCGGCAGCGTCTCGAACAACATAAGCTTCTAGCTCTTCATCAGTGAGAGAGTTCAAAAACTCCGCAGCTTGCTCTCGCGTAGCATTCGGATCGTCCGAACGCACACGATATTTGCGGCCCGAGCCTGAAGGGTCGTCAAAATAAAATTCGATAGGTTGGCTTGCCATATTATCCCTTATTACGGTCTAAACATTGGAGTTTGACGATTGACGCCTGAGGGTGGTTTGGGCAATGAACGACGATTTGCTTTTCTGCTTAGGCGACTTTCTTTTTGCACTTCCAAGGCAATTTCAATCAAATCCACAAATTCATCCCACCTATCGTTGGCGATAAGGCGCTTTAGCCTTTCCCTATCAAGGCCAAGGCGTTGCGCCGCTATAGTGATAGCTCGATTTCTAGCATCAAGATTGCCGCGCGCAATATCAACCCTTTCTTCTTGAAGCGGCCGATTTAGGGTTTGATTGACATTCGCCCCTCCGCCAGCAATCATATCTAGATCACCGCTAAGAAGAGGGTCATCAGGTGAAATGAGTCCTTGTTCAGCAAGTCTTTGTGCTTGTGCGTTAATAGCTTGAAGAGCCTTTTGGCGAAATTCTTGGTCGTCACTTATAGCAGCAGTAGCAGCAATACCAGCAAGGCTTTTTCTTGCATCGTTTACAAAGTTACGAATATATTCTTGACTACGCAGTCCGAGATGGCCTTGCTGCGTTCTAGCATAATCCCGCTCTTTCATTAGATTAAAAGTGGCCTCCGGATTAATTCGCATAGCCCTTTCAAAAGCCGCTCTTTCAGCTTCTGGTCCTGCCGTCATTCCTTGAAGAGCGTCGGCCCATTTTTCCCTTTCGCGCATAGGGTAGTACATCGGGCTTCCACCGCCCCCGACAAGAAAAAAGTCTCCAAGAGTTCCAAGAACATCCCGAAGAGTTCCTCTTGCCCCAAAAAGACTCTTGCGGTCAGAGGCCTGATTTGTGCTTTCTTCGGCCATACGAGCTTGAGCCACAGCCCGATCATTGCCCAAGATAAAATCATCAGGAATTTCTTGCTGGACAAGGTCCGGGTATGTTACGGGGCGCTTTTCAGGAGGACGGAGGGGGTTGCCTTGAACAGGAATTTCGTTTTCCTCTGGATTTTCAGAGTTAAATACACCAAACCCACTAGTCCCCTGAGAGCCCATTAGAAGAGAAAGAAGAGGGTTCATACCTTTAGTTTACCTTATAATAGAAGTTGGGATTAATTTTGCTATAATCAACAGTCATATAACCATTAACAGTCGGGCCAAGAGCCTCTGGTTTAATTTTGGCAACTTCTTGAGCCATAACCCCGATATAAGGTCCAGAGCCATCAATATAACGGAATTCGTAAACATTGAGGCCCTCATCCGTACGACCAATAAGCTTAATGTCTTTCTTGAGGCGACGGTCAGAACCCACTACAAGGGCAGTGCCAATGGCCCTTCCGAGACCAGATTTATCTTTAGCCTTGCCCCTGCTTTCGCGGCCTACATCAGCAACAAGACCACCAGCACCGAGACCCAATTGACCAACACCAAGAAGGTTTTGCATATATTGATTGGCCGCTTGATTTTCTAGCATTTGCTCGTAGTCAACAAGAGCCCTGCCGGTGGAACCCGACCGGAGTAGTCCTCGTGCAGCAGCATTGCCCGTAATTCCCCGAGAACCATACTCAGCTTGCCCGCTAAGGTCGATAGCGTCTGTAAATCGACGGAACCCAGTTGCGTCTCCGCCCAAAAGAGCTTGTAGGGCGTTTACACTGTCTTCGGTAGCCCCCATAACTCCACCGAAGGCATTATTAATCATGCTTCGGTTTACGTTGGTGCTCCTTTCCTTCGATTTCTTACCAAAAAGGCCGCTCATTGATTCTTACTCCATTCTTCTTTGGTTAATCTTACCATTTGTAAGTCTCCTATGTGGGACGGGACTATTTGTAAATTTTTGAATCCCAATTGTCTATTCATCCAAAGGGCGCCTTTGTGAGTAACAGGGGTTAAGCCCATAATAATCTCTATGTTATAGGGGCCGGTAAAAAACTCTTTAAGAAACTCTTTTGCTGCCTTTAAAGCTTCTTTGCCTCTAGACCAAAAGAAATAATGGCCATAACCGCTAATGGGGTTTAAGTCTTCTCTTTGAAAAAGGGCAATGTCGTTATTTTCGTTGGTAAGAGCCACGTTATTTAGGTCACTTAACCAAGATACCGGTTCAAACCCTGTTACCTCTCCGTATTGAGCTACTGCTTTGCTTACAAGATCAACAGAATAGGTTCTCATTACCAAATAAGAAGCAAACCTGTTTTTGTTGCGGCACTTGTAGGCCAAACAGCTGTTGAAGATGGACTAACATTTCCCGGACTTTTAGACGCATGGCCAGAGACTATAGAAGTTCCAGTACCACCTGTTATACCTGCACTGCCGTTGACAGCTTCTCCATTAGTAAAAGAGCCTCCCATTGTTCCGTCTTCGGCTGTCCTTCTACCAGAATAGCCAATCATCATTCCAGAAACGCCGTTGAGCAAAGTCCAGATTAAGCCACTAGTATCTTGGGAAACTGAAGTGTTCGTAGCAACAGATGCGCCTGAGCCTCTGTTAACTTGAGAAGCCCCAGAAAACTCGTAAATAATAATTGCCCCACCATCAACGGTATTAGTAGGAGTCTGCAAAGCGCTTTCGTTTGGACCCGCTATTCGCCACATGACATTATGATCTGGCAAAGTAGTGTTGCTATCTATACCAGTCCAGCCTCCCCCGGGATTTGGAGGGTTTGTACTAGTAGAATTGAACACAATAGCAACGAGAACATTACCGTTCGCAGGCGCAGAGTTTAAAGTAATTCCGTTAGATATATTGCTAAGAGCTTGTGATTTAGATTGAACAAACGTGGGCATTGATCCGCCTCCTCCTCCAGCTCCATTTGACGCGGCTATAACTCGACCATAGGCATCAACGGTTATATTAGAATTTGTGTAACTGCCTGCAGGGCTCGGCGAAAGAGTTTGCAGGGCAAAACTTATAGGGTTATTAGTCCCAATTATTCCACCACCAGTAAGACCGGCGCCCGCATTTAAATTAATTCCATTAATTTGATTTACTGTTTGATTAAGTTCAGCTACAAGAGCGTCTATATCATCTACTTCAATACCCCGATCACGAAGAAGCCGCATGAAATAATCAGTTGGCCTCCCCGTGGCGGGGTCCACAATAGAAAACATCTGATTAAGGTCGTTAAGGGCCACCTTCAGCTTCTCCCAGATTCACGGTGAGAGAGTCAATTCGAGCAAGAGCACCATGATCCTCAATTCGAAGAAGTCTTCCCGGAGAAGTGAAACTTCCGAGGCTTCTCCACGAACCTCTGACAGTATAGTCACTCGGAACTGTGGTAATCGTTCCAGCTGAAACGTAAGAATCCCCTCGATCATCCGAATAAAGTAGTTCAATATCAAGGTCTAGAGCCAAGCTCTCTTGATTTAGACTACCAAGGAGTTGGACTTCGTAAAGGGGGTTATAGTTGTATCCGCGAGAAATAAGTTGTCCAGTTATTCGTCTCAAGAAAGGAACAATATCTCTACCATCAACTAACGGATCATCTTCTGGTTTAGTAGGGTCAAGGAAGAACAAAACACCATTGGAATCAGAACCAACAATTACATTTGATCCGTAAGTTTTCGCAAAATTATTGCCTCCAACCCAATTAGCGCCAGTATAAACTGACCAATAAGAAAAGTCGCTCGTGGTATAAACTGACCATTGCTCTGAGGCCACATCGTAAACAAGAGTTTCGTCGTTTCCAAGGCGAAGAACGTAAAAATCGTGCCCATCAAGAGTATAGGTCCAAGCCCGAATAGAGGGATCGTCTACGCGGCCCTTAACAATAGCAATAACGTCTACTTGGGAAACTTGCATTTTACTGGCGCCTTGGTACGATACTTGAACATCAACTTGACTGGTTTGAATTTCTTCTGCGGGAAGATTATAAATAGCCGCAGTGTCGGCTTGCGAGATTTGAATATTTCCCGCAGCTGACGAAATTACATTGACGTCTCCTTGAGAGACTTGGATGGACGGAGTCGCCGCCATAGTTTTTACAACGTTCTATCGATACGAAGTTTCAGATTATCTACTTCTACGGGAGTCCAAGGCGAACTTGTAACGGGGCTTACTTCGCTGACATCAAAGTCATACTGGAAAGCTGTGGTAATCGGCCTGTCTGCCCCATTGTCCCAGTTTGTTCCGTTTGGTGAAAGAGCGGTTTGCACGTTTCCGTCGCCGCCGTCAATCTTGCGGTGACGAGTGACGGAAATTAGAGCTCGAACACTTGTAATATCAGGCGGAAGGTCTTCCATTTCAAACCGCATAGGAGACGGAAGAGGATTGTCAGCTGCCGACATATACGTAAGATCATTAGGACGACCATCGGTAATCATACCAGAAGTAGATAGCCAAGAAAGATTGGTATCACTTTCCACAAAAGTAAAAACCGAAGACGTGCCGTCTTTCGGTGCTACACTCAACCTGTCCGCCGACACACCGTCCGCTTCAATCGTAGGGTGCGCGGTAAGGGCCGTAGAATAGTCAGTTCCGGGGGTGCCGCTGGCGTTAATAGCCTTGCGCAGATTGCTCAGAGCTTGCTCAGCGTTTGACCCACGATTTACGAGCCACGGATTTGAAGCAGTTCCCGCAGGAGAGTTGGCGTCAACATTTCCTGTCGTAAAACGATAATGGACGGTTCCAATTTGAATGTTGTTTGAAGTGTTAGGCGTGCCTGTGGCAATAAGATGGTTGAATGGAACACTGTCCTTAAGAAGCCTGTGACCACTCGTACCATAGCTCGGCGTCCAACCACCAAGAGTGCCATCAGCATTTGGCCTAAGTCGCTTTACAAGCACGGTCCCAATAACTCCATTGTTTTGAGTTCCAGTGCTATCAGCAATAACAAGGTCTTTAAAATAGCAAACTGGAGAAGACCAGTTTCCCGACGCAGCCAAAAAATGAACAAGCGTAACAGGCCCTAGACCCAAATCAACTCCAGTATAAGTCAAAGTCTGAATTCCATTAACATAAAGCGTCCCTGTTCCAGCTGCCACATTATAAGACATTTCAAAATGATTCCACGAATTTGGTCCTATCTTGGGGCTAACAGTATCTGCTAGAACTGTAAGATTACCTGAAACTCTTCCAAGGATTTGAATCGCTCCGTTTTGTTCTATACGCATCATTGCAAGAACTTGACCGCTGTTGTTCTGAAATCCAATAGGAGAGGGCCTTCCACTTGGGTGATCGGGAAGTCTATTCGCCCAAAATCGAAGCGCCATCCTAACAGTCGCAGATACGGGGGTAGGAAGAGCAGCGCGTACATTGGTTTGCCAATTTGCCCCGCCACCGTCTGTTTTAAGGCATCTCCCTCCGGCTACATTTGGGTCGGGATCATTTACAACTACTGTTGTAGAGGGAGCCGTGTTAAAACTGTAAACAAGCCCGTCTTGCATATGCGTGTTTGATTGCGTGCCTGTGCCATACCGGCTAAAATCATCTGCCCATTGAATGGCCATAATTAGTAACTCCTATAATAACGGTTAAGCCTGCTTTCCAATGGCTCGGCGTATACGTTCTTCAATTGCTGGGTTAGAAATTCTACGTTGGCCATTGTTGATGATAAAGACACCGCCTTCTTCGTCTACGACAATCATGCTATCTCGCACCTTTACTGCCGTTCCTTCCCAAGCGCCTCGATCGAAAAGAATACCTTGGAATCTTTGCATAGGGGCTTGAGAAGAACCAGTAGTCACCCAAGGTTCAGTTGTAGTATCACCAAACAACCAAAACATATCACCATAAGTGATGACTTGATTGATTTTGTCAGGACTACGTTCGGCATTAGCAAAATCGAGAGGATGAATTCGCTTTTCGCCCGGCTGAATCCAATAAAACTTACCAGTAGTCCCGAGATCGTCTGATTGCACAGGAACCACAATTACGTAGCTGTTGATATAAGCAAGCGAAATAGCACCAGCATCGTCTGGAACTGTTACTTGTCCAAGTTGTTCTGCGCCTCCTCCGGTAAATGTAGCACCATTACTGAACGACATGCCAGCACCAGTTTCGGTAGAAGCATACCCGTTGCCAACTGTTCCCGGCGTTTTAGCATATACGAAAAGATCGGTTGCTGTTCGAGCAACTGCTTCTACCGTAGGGTGGGCTACAAGAGCTGTAGAATATTGGGTACCCGGTGAACCCTCTTTATTTATAGCCGCAAAAAGATTAGTCAGAGAATCAGCCGTAAGAGTTTCCAGCTTTACAAGCCAAGGATTGGCGGCGGTCCCGGCCGGAGAACCTGCATTAACATTGCCTGTGGTGAATCGGTAATAAACACCGTTGAATTGGATAGTATCGTTGTTGGCAATAGAGCCGGTAATTTCCAAATGCGCTCGGGCAAAACCATTATCAGTGTAATACCAAAGAACCCCACCTTCAGCAATAAACAGATAGCTTGGAACTTCTGTGCCGATTGGCGAGGTGGCTGCCATGCTAACATCCCCAATGGGAAAAGTGCCTATTGTTCCAATTAAACTAGAAGTTCCGTTACTTGCTTTAATCCGATGAAGCTCTGTCCCACTAACAACAAACAAATCATCATCAAACGCTCCCGCAGAACTAAACACCTTACGAATAGGACCCGGCCCCACTTCTGCAAACCTGCGGAGGCCGGGCCGAGCTATAAATGAGGCAGGAACATCCGTCAGAACAGGGTTTTGTTCTACAAAACGATTGACCATCGGAATAACGGGTGTTTTTGAAACCCGTCGGTGGTAATCGGTCGGAAAAATAGGAAGGTTCTGCGGCAATTTTTCTTAATCCTCGTGTTAAAAAAGAAAAATACTTCCGCGCTCAAACTCACCAGTCAAGCTATAGCCTCTACCAAATCTACGCTGACCGCTAGTAAACAAAAGGGCAAGGTCTGGACGACGAGTTTTCACAAGAGAGTATTTTGCCTTAAATTTGCGAAGTACATTAGCGTATCGGTTCAAAGACATTTCACTAAGAGGCGGGCCATTGCGGGGGTTAAGCCTCATTGCAAGGCCAATAATCAACAAGTCATCAAAAGCTTCGGGAAAAGGAGATTCGTCCGTTGCAGTAAGATTTGTTACTCGTTGCCAATTAGCCTTGTCAGCCCGATAAAACCAAACAGCCGAATAACCGTCTGCATTGAGAGTGAGATCGGTGTTTCCTTCAATTCGAGAGCCGTTTCCGTCAAGAGTCAAATTATAGGTGGCCAAATTGTTGCTAGCATCTACAACACCAAACATGTCTCCATCTTCGGGTCGGGGATCTAGCTTAATTGTTTTTGCTTCATCAAGATTGAGTTTAAGGCGATAGCCCGGAGGAAGGAAATTGTTATCTACAAAAAGCTCAAATTCGTTGTTGTAAGTGCTCGTATCAATGTTAGAGTTATTGCCAATGAGGGCTTCTTCAAGATTCTCACCTACTTCATTGCCAAACAACGATTGAATAAAACGATTTAGCAGACGCAACCCCTCTTGCTCTTCGCTAGTATTCGGAGACGCTCCTCGGGCAATAAGATTAGTCTCTCGATAAGCATCAGCGATAATAGTTGAAATTGCTGTCATTAGTTATTATTCCGTAATGAGAATCCCTGCTCCGCCGCCACTAGTTGTTACCGAAGAACGGGCAACAGTGCCAGCAAAAATAGGAAGCTTGTGAAACAGCCCAATATTCC